CCTCCATTGGCTCATGCCCCGCGGACTACTTGATGCCTATTCAAGCAGCTAAATCTCAGATAATGAGAGATACCCTTGATAGTCTAGGCCACGCCATCTTCCCGAGAATGGGTATAGTAGAAGGACAAGTTAATATTGACGATGTTCTTAATACTGACATAGGACAACCAATTAGGATGCGCGCACCAGGAATGGTACAACCTTTCTCTGTGCCTTTCGTTGGTAAAGAAGCCTTCCCAGTTTTATCTTATTTAGATGAAGCAAAAGAAAACCGTACAGGCGTTTCTAAAGCCTCCGCTGGACTAAACGCAGAAGCATTACAATCTACAACTTCGGCAGCTGTATCGGCAACCATGTCTGGCGCGCAAGGAAGAGTAGAACTTATATGTCGTCACTTTGCTGACGGAATGAAAGATTTATTTAAACTTGTAAACTCTCTTGTAATCAAACACCAAGAAGGTCAAGACATGATGAGACTTAACAACGAGTTCATACCTGTCGATCCTAGATACTGGGATGCTGATAAAGATATGGTAGTTAATGTTGGTATTTCTAAAAACTCTGACGAAGAAAAGTTCCAAGTCTTAACAGCACTATCACAAAAACAAGAACAGATTATGCAAACACTAGGCCCTAACAATCCTTTGGTTAATTTACAGCAGTATGCAAACACATTAACAAAAATGATTGAGATGGCTGGATTTAAAGATGCTACAACATTTATAAATACAACAGTACCGCCTATGCCTCCGCAACCGCAAGAACCAGCTAAACCTTCTCCAGAAGAAATGTTGGCTCAAGCTGAAGCAATGAAGGCACAGAACTTAGCACAAAAAGCAATCATAGATGCAGAGACAGATAGAATGAAAATAATCATGGATGACGATAGAAACCGTGATGAACATGAAGCTGATTTAAAACTTAAGATTGCAGAACTACAAGCTAAGTATGGCGCACAAATTAATGTTGCAGAAATAAATGCAATTATGGAAAGAGATAGAGAAGCTATTAGACAGTTGGCAAAAAGCCAATCTCAAGGAATGTTTACAAATGGCAACGACCAACCAATCGGATAAAATTTACGACTTAGAATTTCTTGATGGAGATTTTATTTATTCTGGAAATGACATAAAGGCTAAAAGCCTAGAAGATGCTAAGAGAGTGGCTTTGATATTTTTACAAATACCCCACGATTCAGAATTAATATCTTCTAAAGTAACTTTAATACATTAACTATGGCAATAACATACAGAGGCGAAAGGTTCGCTGGATATAATAAACCTAAACGCACACCAGGAAAGTCAAAGAAGTTTGCTGTCTTAGCAAAGGTTGGCGATAAGATAAAACTTATTCGTTTTGGTGATTCTAATATGACAATCAAAAAAGACCAACCAGCTAGACGTAAATCTTTTAGAGCTAGGCATAAGTGTGACACCAATCCGCCTAGTAAATTAACCGCAAGATATTGGTCTTGCAAAAAATGGTAAGGAGATAATTATGCCAAGTAAACCTACGAACCCAAGTCTGTATTCAAGAGTGAAGGCAGAAGCTAAAAAGAAATTTAAAGTTTATCCAAGTGCTTATGCAAATGGATGGCTTGTAAGAGAATATAAAAAAAGAGGCGGTAAATACAAAAATGCCTAAAGACACAGAGGGATTAACTAAATGGTTCAAAGAGAACTGGGTTGACATAGGCTCCAAGAAAAAAGGCGGGGGTTATGAAAAGTGCGGTAGAAAATCTAGTAAAGGATCTAAAAGAAAATATCCCAAATGTGTACCAGCTTCAAAGGCTGCATCAATGACTGATTCACAAAAGAAAAGTGCAGTTAGAAGAAAACGAGCAAAGGCTCAAGGTGTAGGTGGTAAGCCTACAAATGTTAAAACTATAATTAAAAAAAGGAGTAAATAATGCCAAAAGGAAAAGGAACATACGGAAGCAAAGTGGGTAGACCGCCAATGAAAAAAGGTAAAAAGAAAGCCGCTAAAAAGAAAAAGTAACTTGTCTTACTTTCTTGGTAAATTTTTAGAATGGTCTTTTAAAAGAAAAGCTAAAAAACTTTTTAATAAATATTCACATGAATACAAAAAAACAGAAACCAAAAAAACAAACAGTTAATTCTTTTTCTAAATTAAAAGCATTAATTAAACTAAGAAATTATGATAGAAAACCTAATAAAACCAGTAAGTAAAATACTAGATAAATTTGTTGTTGATAAAGATTTAAAATTAAAATTACAACACGAACTTAATCAAGAGTTACACAAAGCAAACATAGCACAACTTGAAGTTAATAAAGTAGAAGCTGCTCATCGAAATGTTTTTGTTGCTGGCTGGCGACCCTTTACAGGCTGGGTATGTGCGAGTGCATTAGCATACCACTTCATCATAGAGCCTATTGTTGTTTTTGGTCTTGCTTTATATAACATTCAATTAACATTACCACAATTTGATATGGGATCACTTTTAACTGTTCTCATGGGTATGCTTGGACTTGGTGGATTAAGAACTTTTGAGAAATCTAAAGGTTTAACAAAATGACTTGGGAAAACTTCAAAGAAGAAGAGTTTGCTTGCAAACATTGTGGTAAAAATGGTATTTCACACGAACTAATAAATAAGTTACAATCTTTAAGAACAGAGCTGGATTTTCCGTTTATTATAACCTCTGGGTACAGGTGTGAAGACCACCCCATAGAAGCGAAAAAGAAAACTCCAGGAACTCATGCAGAAGGACTGGCTGCTGATATATATGTAAGAGGAGACAAAGCACTCCAGATTGTATCAAAAGCTAAAGATTATGGATTTACTGGTATTGGCGTAAACCAAAAAGGCAGTTCTCGATTTATACATTTAGATATTTCAGAAGAACAAACAAACAGACCAAGACCACACATTTGGAGTTATTGATGGACAACCCTATTTTATTTTGGAACGCGATCATTACGTTGGTGTATGTTCCTATTATTTATAGTATTCGTACTAACGCTTCAGATATTCAAAGAGTAGAAATACTACTTAACAAAACAAGAGAAGAGATACCAACACGCTACGCAACCAAACAAGACTTACATTTGGACATGCAAAGAATATTTGATAGACTAGATAAACTAGATGAGAAGATAGATAAACTAATCAGAAGCTAATGGCATCACAAGAAGAAATTTTAAATTCAAACGAAGCAGAGTTAATCCTTAACGCTGAAACTTTCACAAACGCAATCGAATTACTTAAAAATGAATATATAAATTTATGGTTATCATCAAAAGAAGATGATATACATAAGAGAGAAAATTTACACAAAGCAATCAAATTACTTCCAGAAGTTGAAAGACATCTACGCATTATCGTAGAGAAGGGTAAGATTACAAAATCCCAATTAGGAAGATTGCATAAAGTGGTGTAATTTTTCATTTAGTATTGTTAAAATATTACTTTACATTTTTAAGGAATGAACATGACCAACAACGCAAAGCCGATTGGTTTACAAACAAACATGCAAGAGACAGAACAATCTTTTGAAAGTTTTTTGACTCCATCGGAACAACCAGAAAACGAAATAGAAGAAGAGGCAACTGAAGAGTTAGTCGACCAACAGGAAGTTATCGAAGATGACGAACCTTTTGAAGAAGAACTTGAAGCTGCCGAAGAAGAAGACGAACCTCAAGAAGATCAAGTAGAAGAAGAGGAGTCCGAGCAACCACAGCTATATACAATTAAAGTAGATGGCGAAGATACAGAGGTCACGCTTGAAGAACTCCAAAACGGATACAGTCGCCAAAGAGATTATACGAGAAAAACTCAAGAGTTAGCTGAACAGCGTAAAGCTATTGAAGCTCAACAAAAAGAAGTTTCTCAAAAAGACGAAATTTACTCACAGTTGTTACCAAAAATGGAAGCGACTTTGAAGGGCGAGTTAGGAAACGAGCCAGATTGGAACGCACTATACGAAGCTGATCCTATTGCTTATGTCCGTGAAAAAGACGTATGGAATGAGAAGAAGCAAAAGTTGAATGCTATACAAGAAGAAGCAACTAGACTGCAAGAAGAGTCTGCTGCTAAACAAAGAAAGGAACTCGAAGAGTTCGTTCAGTATGGCAACCAACAATTACTTCAACTAATTCCTGAATGGCAAGATAATGAAGTGGCATCAAAAGAAAAGATGTCAATTCGTAATTATGGTGTTAATGTTTTAGGGTATACCCCTCAAGAAATGGACAGCGTTTATGACTACCGAGTTTTACTTGGTTTAAGAAACGCATGGATGCATGACAAAACATTAAAAGCGACTAAAGTGAAACCAACTGAAAAGAAAGCAGTTGCTCGTACTGCAAGACCTGGCACTTCAAACGTACCAAAGACAACAACTCCTGTGAAGAAAGCTCGTCAAAAATTAGCTAAGACTGGAAAAGTCCAGGATGCGGCTAAATTATTTGAACAATTAATATAAACTTTTTAAACATAGGAAATAAATATCATGGCAAAAGTAACAAACGCATTTGATACTTACTCAGCGACTTCCGATAGAGAACAACTGAGTGACGTAATATATAACATCTCACCACAAGCTACTCCATTTATGAGTGCTATTGGTAAAAACTCAATCAAGAACGTAGTCTTTGATTGGCAGACAGAAAATCTACCTACAGCTTCAGGTGCAGGTCAACTAGAAGGTTTTGAACTTTCAAGAGCTGCTTCTACAGCAACATCTAGAGTTAGTAACGTAGCACAAATCTCATCAAGAGATGCAACTGTGACTGGTTCACAACAGGCTTCTGACCCAGCTGGTAAGAAATCTGAAATGGCTCATCAGTTAGCTATTATGGCTAAAGCATTAAAAAGAGACATGGAAACTGCTCTTTGTCAAAAAGGTGCTAAGACAACTGGTAATGCTACAACTGCTCGTGTAACTGGTGGTTTTGAATCTTGGATTACATCTAACGTATCAAGAGGAACTAACGGTGCTGGTAACGGTGGCGGAGCTGCTCCAACAGACGGAACTCAAAGAGCTTTAACAGAAGCACTACTTAAATCAGTATTACAAGATTGTTTCTCCAATGGTGGAGAGCCTTCAATGGCAATCTGTGGCCCTGTAAACAAGCAAGTAATTTCTGGTTTCACAGGTAGAAGTTCAGCTAGACAAATGGTTGATGCAAACACAGTAGAGGCTTCTGTTTCTATTTACGCATCAGACTTTGGCGAGTTAAAAATCGTTCCATCTAACTTCAGTAGAGAAAGATCATTACTATTAGTTGATCCTGACTATGCTAAAGTTTCTTACCTAAGAGACTTCAACACAGTCGACATCTCAACAATAGGTGATGCTCAAACTAAAATGATTTTATGTGAGTATGGATTAGAAATGAGCAACGAAGCTGCTCACGGTATAGTCGCAGACTTAACAACTTCATAAGTTAGTTAGAATTTAGGGAAGGCTTCGGCCTTCCCACCCTTATTTAACATGGCAACAAAACGTACAATCACCGACCATAAAACTGGTTACAAATCAGAGTTCATTACCGAAGATGACAAGCTGGTTTATCATACGACTCAAGATGTTGCTCCCGTCATTGACCACGTTAAGAAACTAAGAGACAATACACTTAAGCCTGGAAAA